GATTTTCCGAGTTATTCCGAAAAAAACAAAAAAATAAACCTGTAGGTATCTTCAATCAGACACCCACAGGCTTCAATCACTTTCGGCACATTCCTATTCTGCCGAATTTTATTCAATTACACTCTCTGGCAATAGTCCAAACTAATCCATCCCACTCCGCTTTTCAATCTTCCCCATCCTTTATCAGAGCCTTTTCCTTCTCTGACTTCCATGATGGTAAATACACCCTTCCCGGTATACTTTCCAGTCTTCGCAGTATTCGTTCCAGCACTCTTCCTGATATTCAGATCATCAATGTCAACCTTTACCATGAATGGGCAATCCACATTAGAAAACTCTATATCAGAATCACTTTCAACATCAACCTCAGCACCATACACAGCATTGGCATTCCAGTCATATACCGTATAACCTACATGCTTCTCCGCCATCGCCTTAGCATTATCAAGTACAGTATAAGCACCAAGCTGAGAGCCAGCATCCTTCCAAGACTTCCTTACCCTGTAATACTTCACCATAACGTCCGAAGCACCAGAATTCTTCACATCCCACTTAGTCAGATTCCATCTTTCGATGATACCGCAGAGCTTTTCCACATAAGTAAGACTGGTAGCATAACCACCGTCCTTAATGATCTGCACTGCCTTCTTATAATCTGAGCATCCTTTCAGCCCGTCATATCGGAGCTTCTCTCCATTCTTAGCGCCGAGCAGATAAGCACTGTGATCCGCAATGGAATCCTCTACATTCGCATATTTTCTGAATTCCGCTGTAACTGTCACATAGCTTCCATCTGCCTTCTGCTCCTGTGTCTTCTTTTTATAAATGCTCACACCATCCCAGACCGAACCACTCCAGGTATTACCGGAAAGTGACTTCTTCATTCCAAAACAGTTATTGGTTCCCAACGCAAGCTCACTCTTTCCATAACTGCTCTCCAGAATAAACTGGGCCATAGACACCGAAGCAAGAATCCCTGATTTTTTCTGATCTGCGGTAAACAGGGGGCCAACCTTTGCAAGCACCTGTTCTTCTGTCAGCCCCTGAAATTCCCCGGCCTGCATCCCTGATGAAATCACTTCCACATTTCCGCTGCCAAGTCTTGAAGTAACCTTCGCAGCCAAATCTCCCAGTCTCGCATAAAGCCAGTCTCCAGGACAGCTCTTATTCGCAAACCACCGGTGCACGGTAATGAGCATTTCATCCGCCTTCGGCTGATAATTCAGAGACTTATTTTTATCACCAAACCAGAGCAGTTTTTTCTTTCCATTTCTTCTGCAGATATCCTCACACAGATCAACTAGACGGTCATAAACCACCTGATGCATAGCATACGGTTCCTCCTTGTCAGAAGCACATTCAATCGTCACTGCCCTCTGATCATTCGCATTACTGGACGTACACCAGGAGCGATTCTTCTCTTCCACATACAATCCGATCCGGCCATTCTTATCAATTCCATAATTCGAAGAAGCCTTGGTAGAAGATTTATGAAACCAGTCCCCCAGACCTTCTGCTGTACACTGACCTACTACACAGTGCGGCGATATTCTGTCAATCTGCTCCGTTCTCAGTCCGGAATGGTTCGGACTGAGCAACGTATACGCCACCAAAGAACTATTACTGTATCCCATAATCATTCACCTTCTTCCTCATCCTCTGATGCATCATCGGAGACTCCCTCACTTTTGTCATGCAGCTGTTCCAGCACCTCCTTCATCTTCTGAGGGATCGGCAGCCCCAGATGCCCTGCATTCTCCAAAAGGCTCACACCCTCATTGGAAATATAGAAAAAGATCACCGCTGTCCTCAGCACAGATCCATTCCCGATCACAGCCACATCCAGAATATTCGCCATTCCCACCAGCAGAAAAATCAGTACCTTCCTGCAGATTCCCCGGAATCCCACCTCACTGGAAAGCGTATGGTCTGCAAAAGCACACATCACCCCGGTCAGATAATCGATCACCACAAAAGCGATCAATGCATACAGAAGCCCGTCACAGCCTCCCATAAACCAGCCCATCCATCCGCCCACAGCCATAAACACCATCTGAATAAAATTCCAAAATTCCTTCATGCCAGAATCCTCCTCCCATGAAAAAAGCAGTCCTCATTTCTGAGAACTGTCGTAAATAAGTTTTCTATCTTCATGCCCTGCGGCAGAAAGACCTACATTGTTTCCTCCGTCAGCGTATACGTGATCTTCATGGTCTTGTCCGTATTCTTCACCACCGCTGAGCCTAGATTATTGATACTTGCCAGATACGGCGTAAGAAGATAAGCACACCTGTGCTCCTTTCCGTAACTGCCGCCCCACATAAACACAAAGTTCTTATACTGGAACAAAGGCGTTGCCATGGCTTCAAACCTTGCGCTCCCCTGCGTTTTGATTACCCTGTCATCTGCCGTGATCTGGAAATCCCCTGCCACGATCATGTCCCCGAGCAGTGTCATATACACCTCACACGAACCAGCCTCCCCAAGGGATTTCAGCTTGGAAGTAAAGCCCAGCGGGATCAGCGTCACATCCGCTGAATTTGCAGTATTGATCTTATAAACTCCCTTCTTATCATAAGAAGGCACATACAGATACCCCTTCCTCACACAGCATTTTACATTCCGTTCCGGATAGGAACCGTCCTTTGCCCTTGTGCCCACTTCCGAAAGCTTCGCCTTGGACAGTGTCCAGCTTCCTTCTGTAAAGGAATAATCCTTTTTGGAAATCCGGATCCACACCATCTTCGCATCCCCGGAAGAATTCGGCTCATTGGAAAATCCATACCAGTACCCGTCATGCCCGTCCATAAATTCCCCGTACTTTGTATAATCCCCCAGGAATGTGAAGCTTTCCGTTGTCAGTGTCTGCTCTTCCAGTACGGTACACGTGGTATCATCCAGCTTCTCATTCAGCCCGATGTTAAACACCGGGATCCGGATCTTCGTAATGGTCACACTGGAACTCCCAAAGGTGATGGAATACAGCAGGTTCTTTTCAAAATCCAGCTCCACTGCCTCAAACAGTGTCATCTGCTTCGCCTTCGGGATATCCCCGATATCCACCTTTTTCAGAAGCAGGAATGTGCTGGCATCCCCTGCCGCACTGCCAAAAGCATTCTGCCCGCCCAGGGCACTGGTCAGCGCCACCGCTGCAATATTCCCGTTTCCCTGGCTGGGAGTAAACTCCCACACAAACTTATATCCATTATCCAGCTTCTTGCTCTCCGTCTGGTTCAGGCTTCCCCTTGCCACATCAGAACCGGAATTAACATTGTTGGAAGCATAAGCCACCGGCAGGTTATTCCCCTGTTCGTAAATATGGTCCGCCTTTTCTTCCAGCACTGCTGGAAACAGCAGGATCCCGCCGATCATGTTCGGGCAGATGGGAAGCAGCGTCCCGTTCCACAGAACAGAATTGTCATACTCCCCGCTGGCTTTCAGATAAATCCCCATGGGATTCAGCCCCAGAATATTATTCACTGCCTCCGTGATCATGTTCGTCTCCTGCACGGTTTCCACCGCACCCGTATTCGTATCGGTCAGTTCAATGACCATTTCACCTTTTAACCTCATCACACACCCTCCATTTCTACAGGCCTGCAGAAACCGCTGATTCCCGCTCTCTCAGCAAAATGCACCTCAAAGCCTCTGTTCACCGTCTCCTTCATCTGCATGGACAGCGAATCCCGGAAGCCATTCACATTCAGGCCTCCGCCAATGGCAAATCTCGTGGTATAATCTTCCACCTCAAGCTTTCCGTCCCAGGCTTCCCCTGCAGCCATAGCCTGTCCGCTGACAGAAGCAATGCAGCCTCCCACATCAACCGTGCCTCTGCCATTCTCCATCCAGAGATACACATTGAACGTATTCGTATAATTGGCAACGATCTTCTCAATGGGATAATACAGTGACAAAATATGTTTCCCGGAATGCCAGGTCTCCACCGGACAATGCTCCACAATCTCCTCATTATTAAATTCAAAGACCACATGACAGAACGCCTGTCCGTCCTCCTGCCACTTCACCGGCAGACACACATCCACAGAAACCTCCGAACCACCCCCTGATCCGGATCCGGAATCTGATCCACCAGAGACATCATCCGTACTCCCTGTATTCTCATTCCCGGAAGTATTTCCAACTTCATTCCCTGCCACATCATTTTCAGAATTTCCTGCATCCGATGCCTCCCCGGTTCCATCAGAACCACCCGTACCACTTCCAGTTCCGCCGCTTCCGCCCGGAAACGGAATCACCACAGTCCCGGCAGCCTCCGCAGATCTCTCCACCGGATCCGCAGCCACATCCACAACAACCTGTGCAAAAAACTGCATATGGTTTTCCTCAGAAGAAGCAAACTGAATACTGATCAGCTTTACCTTCGTCTGCCCGATCTCATGTGCGGAAGCATTGGTAAACGTGCGGATCCCGATCTTCCCCGTCTTCGCATTGTCTTCAATCTGGTTCAGCAGCCCCGAAATATTCTTGTCATTCCTTGACTTTGCCTGAGCCAGCCTCGGATTCTTTCCCACACATTTCAGGGTCTGCTTTCCCCCGATCTTCTGTCTGATGGAAGTGATACAGGTGATCTGTCCCTCATCCGCCTGTCCTCCTGCAAATGTCAGCACATCCCCCGGATCCAGTGCAGGGTTCCCGATGGTTTCCGAATCAAACGGCACATACCGGATCACGGACAGATCTGTCAGGATATTCCTGCACAACATCTCTCTGGTCTCTGCCAGTCCAAACTGCAAAAGTGGATTCACTCCCAGATTCATGGTCAGCCCATTATCCGGATCCAGAGCATAATACTCTGCAATCTGCGTCTGCTTGTTGGTGGAACTCACCGCCGTATACCTGGTAATAAAATCCGAAAAGCTGGAAGAAAACCGGTGTCTCTGCTCCACCTTCATCACAGGATCCTTTCCGTACTTTCTCAGTTCCAGCTTCCCCTCCCTGTTAATAATAAAGAAACCTCCCAGAACCTGTGCCACATAAAACAGCACATCCCGGCAGGTCTCAATATCATTTTCAGTATAAACAGAAAGCGCCACCCCGCCATTCGGCATGGCATCAATCTCCGCCCTCTTATTCGCAAACTCCACCTTGCATCTCTTACAGCACAAAGCAATAAAATCATAAGCAGTCCCCACAGTCTCAAACCCGTTGAAGCTCCTGTCAAACCGCAGCATAAAATCATATGCTTTCAGTTCCAGGCACTTTGCCAGCCGGTTCGCCTCACTGACCTCAAAAACTCCCATCGGCACTTCTTCCACCAAAACATCCGCCAGCACCAGATGAAACACCAGCGTCACCTGGGCATCCTCCAGCGTATACCTGTCAATATCACTCAGAAGCGTGATCCCCATCTCCGCCGCATACACCGTCCCCAGTTCAATCTCCGTACTTCCGCAGCACTGCCTGGAAATATATCCGGAACCCTTCACAACCTCCTTCGCCCCGAACTCATACGTCATTCCGCCCTTGGTAACGATCGTACCCGTCCAGAAATATTTTCTTGTATTACTCCTGACTGCCCTCAGAAAAGCACCCGACACAGGATACATCCCGCCACCTCCATTTCCCCACGAAAAAAGCACCAGCCAACTAGGTGACTGATGCTGTGTTATGTTATTGTTTATCACTACAACCTGGAAGTTACCGAGTTATGCTTTCAATTATTTCTTTTGCAACACTATCAATGCTCATGTTAGACGTATCTA